TAAAGTTTTTAGAGACTATACAAAAGAAGAACGTCTTGATATGAAAGAAATAGAAGATGCTTCTTTTGCTATAGCTGAAACAGGACGTTTAATGTCTAACGATATTGCTACTGGAACTTTTTATGAGAGTTTGGTAAAAAATAAGTTTGCTGTTAGTGAAGCTGTTGTTAAACGTAACCAAGGTGGTAAATATACTGGCTTTGTTAGAATGTCTGATGCTACAATAACAGGAACCAAGAAAAAGAAGTTTGGGGCTATAGCAGATATGTATGTTCATCCTGATGTAAAAAATGATTTAGAAAGACTTTTTGTTGCAAGTACTAATGAAGAACATTTTCTAAAAAGTTATCTCAAGCATTTTAATACAGCACAAACTCTATGGAAGAAATCCAAGACGGCATGGAATCCTGCGGTTCATATGAATAATGTTATGTCTAACTTTGTTTTATTAGATTTTTCTGATACAAGTTATAAATATCTGATTCGTGCTGCAAAAGAAATGAGAAAGGGAAATGATTCTCAATTAATTAGATTAGCTAAAGAACATGGTGTATTTGATGTAGATATTGTAACTAAAGAATTTAGAGAAATGAATGGTGCAATATTAGAGAATCTTTCTGGAATAACTTCAAAAGATAGTCCTGCTGAATTTATGGGTTATTCTAATAAACTTTATAAACTTTTTAGAAATGCGGGTAAAGCTACACTTGGAAAAATGGAAGAAGCTTATAAAGTAGAAGATCACGTTTTTAGAATGGCAGTTTTTATGGATCGAATGGCTAAAAAAGCTGATGTATTAGATGCAGCTGCTGATGCACGAAGATGGTTTATTGACTATGATATTAATGCTCCAGCAATTAATGCGTTAAAAAGAACAGTAACTCCTTTTATAAGTTATACTTATCGTGTTATTCCTTTATTAGCTGAAAGTGCTATTATGCGCCCACATAAATTTGCTAAGTGGGCTTTACTAGGATATGGTCTTAATAAATTTTCAAATATGTTTACAGGCGATGAAGAATTAGAAAGAGTTACAATGAGAGAAGAACTTGCCCAAAATCTATGGGGAATTCCTTTCATGCCAAATACTTTAGCTAAAATGCCTTTTAATTCAAACAATGATGATCCTCAATATTTAGATATTAGCCGATGGGTTCCGGGTGGAGATATTTTCGATCAAAGAGAAGAAGGTATTCCTCTTGTTCCTCCTCCACTTCAACCAAGTGGACTATATGTAGATTTATATAATACAATTGCATTACGAAAAGATCCATATACAGGACTAGAAATTGAAGGTTTAGGTGTTGATCAAAATACTCAAGCTATTGCTAAAGCAATTATTAAAAGATTAACTCCTAATGTTGGTGTTATTCCGGGTTCTTACGCTTGGGATAAATGGCAAAAAGCAATAAGGGTAAATCGTGGAGAAGAGGTACTAGGATCAAAATATGCGGCTCCTTATTCTTTTTGGGAAGCTCTTGCCTATGGACTTGGAATTAAATTAAAACCACAAGATCCAACTGCTAATCAAAGAGTTAAAAGATTTGAATATAATAAATTATTAACTAATATAGATCGAGAAATTTATGATGCTCAAGAAGACCAGCAGCGTGGAAATATTAGTAAAAGTAAACGGGATAAAATTGTAGAGCGTAATGAAGAAAAACGAATACAAATAGCAGCAGAATATGCTTCTTATTTAAGATTAGTAAGAGAAGCAGAAGATAAAATGGTTAGAAGAATACAAGAAAGCCCAAGAGGACCAAGAAGAGGGACGATTTTTCCTTGGAGAAGAGAACAAAAAGTTACTGGAGGTCTGGTTGAAGGTTCTGTAGATGTTCCTTATACAAAAGAAGATCCAGCTACAAGAATTAATTCAATGACAGGAGAACCTTATACAAAAGGAACCCTGCTTGAAACCCTTAAACTAAGAAGAGGTGGTTTAATAAAGAAACCAAATTTATTAGGAACCCTTCAAAAGAGACAACAATATAGTGTAGGTAAAGCTGTTACGATGTTACCTAGACTACTTACTCAAATAGGAACTAGATTAAAAATAAATCTTAATGAAACTATTCCAAGCCATTTAAGTTTTACTAAAGCTGGAGAACACATTCCTGAAAACGATATTCCACGATATTGGTATCATAATCTACGTGGAAATAAGTTAGAAAAAGGAGGAATTAAAGCCTACAATCCAACGGGTACTGAAATAGAAGGTAAAGCACAACTTTTTGATGGAGTATATTTATCAAGGACTCCTTTTGCTGGAGGAGTGGAAGATAATGTAGTTATAGATATGTCTAAAGTACAAGGTGATCGTTCACCTAAAGACTTTATTTCTAAGGCTTTAGATAGTTTTAAACAACAACCTAATACTCTAATTCCAAATACAGGTCAGGGGGAAGCACATGGCTTTTATAAAGGAGCTATACCTAAATCTGCTATTATTAAAGGTAAAGATCTTATAGACGTTGATACGTTTGCCAGAGATGAATCAGGATTCGTTTCACCAACCATACAAGCTTTGATAGAGTCGGCTCCATCCCACTACAAGGGTAAACAGATTCTTACGTGGGCGAGAGGCAAGAGAGCCGCCACTAAAAAGGGTGTGAAGCCTAATGAATTAGAGTTCCTTGGTTTAGAGGAGTTTATCTCTGCTAATCCTGACGCTACCCTTAGAGAAACTATCGAGGGCATTAGTGGTAATAAGGTCAGGATCAGCAAGCACATTATAGAGGATTTTGCTGAAGATTATGACCCAAAGTATCATATGATGTTTGATCGAGATACTACCGCAAAAATCGATCCGCTGGACGGCTCTAATTTGTGGGAGCCACAAGCAACAGACATAAGATATTCACTAAAACAAGGCGATGTGGCAATAAAAAAAGACTTAGTGAATTTCTACAACTTAAAGGCCCGACTGGCTGCTAGATCAAGTGAAGGGCCGGGGGTCGCTTGGGCACACGCTTCGGGTTCACGCCACACGGTTGACTATGTGGATAAGATACCAAAATCCATAATTGACGATGTTGTAGAAGATTTTGCAGAATCCCAATATATGAATAACCCCTATACAATAATTAAACCGAGAGGGGGGGCTTTGTCGCCAATGGAGTCGCAGCAATTCACTGACGACACTTTCGCTATGGGAAACGATGATGTTGGTTACCAGATATTTGTTAATGGCAAACGAGTTACAGATCCTGACGACATTGCTTACAGTGCTACAGAAGCCGAGCTAAACCTAAGAGACGCCATAAGAGCTGAAGATATACAAGGTGTGGATTCCATTAGTGATTCTCGAATGGTTGCAGAGCATAAACTGGCTATTGATAATAGCCTTCCGGGTGGTTCTAATTTTAGAGCCGTGGTTTTTAACTGGGACAATGCCCCAAAGACTCATAATGTTAAGGTGATGGGCGAAGGTCACTTTGAGGACGACACTCAATTCGCCCATGCCCTCATCAGAGACAGAAAACTCTCTGATGGAACTAAGAAAGGCGAGGGTGCTATCAGTCTGCACGGAGACGAACTCCAGTCAGACCTACACACGGCTGGTTCAAGAGATGGTTATGAATTATTACCCAGACAAAGAGCAGAAGTTTTTAGAAAGCTAGAGGATTTTTTAAAAGATTACGAAGACTTTAAATTAGAATACTTTGTTGGAGATCCGCTTATGGCTGAATCTTATTCGGAGGGGGTGAAAATTTTACATAAAGATTTTGAAAGACCTATTAGTTTATATGATATTTATCATACAGGTGGAGCCGACTCTATCAAAGAAAGTTTTTTTGTTGGATCAAAACAGCATGGTATAGGTCAAGATCCTTCTTCTGGGATCAAGACTGGAAACGACCAATATAAGAAGTTTATGGATATAATAGAGCCAATTGTTTTGGAAGGCCCGTGGCCTAACTACCCATACAAAAAAGATTACCACAAGAGGGTAATTAAGGAACTTCTTTTACTGGCAATAGAAGAGGGTAAAACAGCCTTATCCTTTTCCAGTTCACAGGCGATTAAGAGCAGATACGCAGAGCGTTATGCCACGTTTTTTGAAATGCTCTACGATGGAAAGATACCATCATTTATGAAAAAGCTGGCTGATAAGTATGGCGGTAAGTTTGAGAGAGGTGGTTTAGATTTAAATGATACTTTTGGAGATCCAAAAAAGTTTACTAGATATTCTCCAGAGACGTTTCCAGCACTCGAAAGGGCAAATGCAGAAGCCAACATCCTCAGAATCACCCCAGAGATGAAAGAGAAGATACTTAAAGAAGGACTCCAATCTTTTGCCGTTGGTGGTATTGTTGCTTCACAACATGATGCAGGGCGAGGCTTATTAGCTAGAGAAAACTATGCCTTATAAATACTTCACAACAGACGAGCTTAAATGTAAACATACAGGCGATTGTGATATGGATGATGATTTTATGGAGTCTATTGAAACCATACGGGAAGAGTGTAGTTTTCCATTCCATATCAGTAGTGCTTATAGATCTCCTTATCATCCTGTAGAGGCTGTTAAGACTGTTCCGGGCGCACACACGACTGGAAAAGCTATGGATATTCTGGTATATGGTGAGAAGGCGTATAGACTTATAAAGTTTGCATTGATAGAAGGTATCCCAAGAATAGGAGTTTCCCAAAAAGGAAAAATAAAAGAAAGGTTTATCCATTTAGATACAGATCTTACTAAGCCTCATCCTATACTTTGGAGTTATTAATGTTACTTTACACTGAAGAAGATTTAGATCGGGCTTATAAACTAGATTGTAAAGAACGATCCAAACAGGATAAACCTTGGGTAACTCGTTCAGACTTTAGAAATGTCTATGAAGAATTGATTGGGGTATACCTAGATCAAGTAAATAACGAGACACTTGCTAGTATGCCTCTACAAGATATTCCTATGTGGGTTATAGAGGAAGTAGAACATACATTACAGAATAAACTAATAATAGAGACAGATGACGATGTTTGACAAACTAATAAATCCAGTTGCAAAGATTCTGGATAAGTTTGTAGTTGATAAAGATTTAAAAGTAAAGCTGCAACATGAATTAGAGACTGCGATACATAGTGCAAACCTTGCTCAGTTAGAAGTTAATAAAGCAGAGGCAGCGCATAAGAGTGTCTTTGTTTCTGGATGGAGGCCGTGTGTTGGATGGGTTTGTGCAGTAGCTTTAAGCTACCACTTTATAATCGCTCCGTTATTACAGTTCAGTTTTGCACTGGCTGGCATAGAGCAGGAGCTACCTGAGTTTGACTTCAGCCAGCTTTCCACAATTCTTATGGGAATGCTTGGTCTGGGAGGGCTTAGGACGTTTGAAAAAATGAAAGGAGTATCCAGCTAATGATACAAGAGCTTTACAACTGGTTTAATACAGTCATAGACCATGCCCTTTCATTGTGGGTGGTATTTATTGTGGTGACTGCTGTGTGGGTATCAACTGCATGGGCAGTCAGGAAGTGGATGCTGTGGTATAAAAAGAACGGGAGGGCTAATGGCAAAGGAAACTGTTGTAAGGATAAAAAATAATGTCTGATAAATGGATACAAAGTGCTACCAGTAAAGGAAAGGGAGCTTTCTCAGCAAAGGCTAAAAAGGCAGGAATGTCTACATCTGCTTATGCTAAGAAGGTTTTAAAGAAAGGAAACAAGTCTTCATTTAAAACAAAGAAACAAGCTAACCTAGCCCAGACGCTCTCTAAGCTGCGACCAAGCGGTAAGAGGGGTAGGACTAGGACTTAGCTTTAAACGCTTCTTAGAGGGGCTTACAAGCACTCTAAGGGGTATATTTTAGGGTCATTCTAAGTGACCTTTACAACTTGCTTTTAAAAAGGAGTATATTATGATAACTAATAAATTTTTACTGGACTTAAAACACCCTATATTTTCAACATCTTTTCTAGGATTTGATAGGCTATTCGATGATTTCGCAGGAGCGATGTCAAGAGATAAGACACTATCTTATCCTCCTTATAATGTTTTAAAAGATGAAGATATATATACTATTGAAATGGCTCTTGCGGGATTGACTGAAGAGGATATTGAAGTGGTCTTGGAAGATAGGGTATTAACAATCTCTTATGATAAAACAGATGAAGAAGCTGATGGAACATTGCATCGTGGAATCGCCCACAGATCGTTCCGCAGAAGTTTTAATCTGGCTGATGATATAGAAGTCAGGGAAGCTAGGTTAAAGAACGGGTTGTTATCTGTAGTGTTAGACAGGATTATTCCAGAGGAGAAAAAACCTAAAAGGATTGAACTTTTAGCCTAATATATGAAATGAAATTGCTTAGATCTATTTTATTCTTAATAGTTTTAATACAGCCTTCCTGTGCCCATGATGGACTACCTATTCCTGAATGGGCGCAGTATCATAGTGAAGACTATCCATGTCCACAAGGAACATTGAAAGTAGGTGATCCTAGATTTCCTAATCACTGGATATGTCAAGAACGATGGATACAAGAAGGAATACAGCCTAGAGTACGATGAAAAAATATTTTATAGCTTTAATATCTTTAATGCAACTTTCTTGCTCAAGTTTTGTAATAAAAGAAGAGTGGAAAGGTATTCATTCACAGCCTTGGAATTGCCCGAAAGGATATGTTAATGTCCGTATAATGAAAGAGAAATGGGTATGTCAGCCAGATATCTGGTGGGGTATTGAAGATCGAAATCCATATCTTTAATCTATTTATAAAATAAATGATTTTCTATTGTTACAGTTCTTTTTAAATGGTTAGACCAGTAAGGATTACTATAGTCAGCATGATACCATAAGGCTCCTTCTGTAATATCAAGAGGTCTTATTAATAATAACTTAGACGCAACCTCTAAAGACTCAATCCATGTTTTAGAATCTGTAGGTTCATCAGATTTACCATCACAAAACCAACTGAATTGGCATTGTCTTAATGTTGGGACCATATCCCCTTTCCAGTTCTTATGCCAGTTTGCTTGGTAAACTACTTCACAAATTGAATTAGGAAACTGTTGGTCTATTACCCTATTTAAAGTAACATGGGCTACAGCCAAGCGTCCAGCTAAAGGTTGATTCCCTGCTTCAAAATAAATATTCTTAGCTAAACATATTCGCTCCTTATTTATATTATTAGGTTCAGCTGAGTAACTATCAATACTAATTAATAATAAATAAAATAATAAAAATTTAAAGATCTTCATATTTTTTATTTCCTTGCATCTAAAGCTACTTCAATTTGATTATGTATATCATTTAATCTCACAGTAGCTTCATGTATAATTGTCCTAATTAAATTATAATCTCTACGACTTAATGTACTTTTCAGATATTTCAAATCTGTAGAAGTTCGTTCAGTTATAAGATTACCCTTCTTATCAAATAAAACTCTATAACCCACAAGAGTTGCTTCAGTTTTTTTCTTATTCATATTATTCAATCTCTCTAAATACCAACTTACCAGAGTCTCCTCGCAATCCAGCTTTCATATAAGCCGTAGCCCTGCCTTCAAAGAAGTTCTGATGTTCTATTCCCATAACTTCATCCAACCAACCCAATGGATTTTCTTTTTGTTTGTAGTTAGTCTTTAATCCTAGCTGTAGTAATCTTCTATCAGCTATATATCTATTATAGGCATACATATCCTTCTTGGATAATCCCTGTATGTCTCCCATTGCAAATACCAAATCTAAAAACTTATCTTCAAGGCGAACCATTTCCCTGCAAATCTGGTATATTTCTTTTTTGAAATCATCTGTCCAGATATCTATGTTCTCTTGGATAAACTCTTTAAACAGTTGTGTCATGGCTTCCACATGAAGAGACTCATCACGTATAGAATACGTTACGATCTGTCCCATGCCTTTCATCCTTCCAAATCTGGGGAAGTTTAAAAGTATTGCAAAGCTACTGAATAACTGTAGTCCCTCTGTAAAGGCTGAGTAGACCGCTAAAGTTAGAGCAATACTTCTCTTATCTTTTAGAGTAGGCCTAAAGTATTTAATATAATCATGTTTATCTGACATCTCTTCATACTCAGAGAAAGCCTTGTACTCTACTTCTGGCATACCAACTGTATCTAATAGTAAACTATAGGCGTGTTGATGGATAGATTCCATGTTTGCAAAAGAACTCATCATCATCCTAGCCTCTGGCTTTCTAAAGACTCTCATATACTTATCAATATATCCAGCACCTACATCTACATCTGATTGGGTAAATAACCTGAAGATCTGAACCAGTAAGTTTCGTTCAGTATCTGATAAGTCCTGCCAGTCTTTGATGTCCGTATGTAATGGAACTGATTCGGGCATCCAGTGCATTTGATTCTGTAGTACATAGTAATCAAACATCCAAGGATGATCGAATGGTTTGTAGTAGTCTCTTGTATTTAATAAACTCATTCTTCTATTACCTCATAAACCCAATAGTCTACAATCATATCTGTTGGTATGACCATTGGTGTGTTAATTGTTTTCTTATCTTTCTCATATATATCTGTGCATAGTACAACAGCTTTATCATTCTCTGAAACTAAGAAGCCAATGGTAGTTCTTATAACTGGCTCCAGCTTTCTGGCATCGACCAAAGTAAAATCATCTGTATCAACCCAAGCATCCCCCCATTTTATCTCTACTATTTTCATTGGATCATCCTTCACAAGACAGACATTCCATGTCGTCTAGTTTAATACGAGGTATCTTTAAAGTCACATTCTCTGTACCTCTGGCTGCTTCAGTTCTAAAGTAATATAAAGACTTTAATTTATTAGCTCCATACCAGTGAACATCATTAACATATTGCATATACTCATCGTGAACTTCCTGTGGTTCAGTAGCCTTTGGAAGTACAAAGAATAAGTTTACACTCTGACTCTGACATATAAACTCCTGACGCTTCAAGGCGTGTTCAATAATCCATATCTGATTTATTTCTGTGGCTGTTTTAAATATTTCTTTTTCCTCCTTAGTCAAACTATCAAGGTGTTGTACAGATCCATTATGGGCTAAGATATCTGCCCACAATTCTTTTATTTCCAATCCTGAAAATCCTTTTTCTTTGAAAAGACGTTCCAGAAATCTGTTTTTAACTTGGTAATTGCCTGTGAGGGTCTTGTGCGTATATATATTCGCCCTAAATGGCTCAATAGAAGGAGAAGTCCCATCACATATGATACTAGAGCTAGCGTTAGGAGCCACAGCCAGTAAGTGAGAATTCCTATAACCTGTATTGTTGATATCAGGAGCTTCCCCACGCTCCTCTGCCAATCTTCTGGAAGCTTTTTGTGATTGATCTTTAATGTATTTAAAACATTTGTGGTTAAATCCCGCAGCGTATATACTTTCAAAGGACATATTGTTACGTTGCAAATAGGCATGAAATCCCATTGCTCCCAAACCAATTGACCTTTCTCTATAAGCTGAGTACGAAGCCTTGGTAAATCCTTCTTGACCTTCTTTAATATAGTTTTTAAACCTTTTGTAATTCGCATTATATTCTCCGAGTTGTATAGTATCTATAGCATTCTCAATAAAATGCTGTAAGATATTATCCAGCATCGTTATCAAATCATCAATGAACTCTGGTTCCTTTGACCACTCATCAAAGTATTCAAGGTTGACACTTGATAAACAACAAACAGCAGTTCGTTCATCATTAGTGGGTAAAGTAATTTCAGAGCAAAGATTACTTTGTTTTATTTCCAGGCCCAAATCCTTTTGGCTTTTAGGCAGAGCTTCATTACAAGTATCTAAATTAACTATATAAGGCTCTCCTGTCTCTGCCCTTGTATATACTATCTGCCACCACAAATCTCTGGCCCGTATAATCTTAACAGCCTCATTGGTTTTAGGATCAACTAATCTCCATTCTGAATCTTCTTGAACTGCTTGTAAGAATTCATTGTTTAATGTTATACCATTGTGTAGATTTAAACACTTCCTGTTTATATCTCCTCCTGTTTCTTTTCTCATGTTAATAAATTCTTCAATCTCTGGATGACTAACATCCATGTAAGCTGCATAGCTTCCCCGTCTGGTTGTACCTTGGTTGAAGGCTAGCATCTGAGAATCTACTACGTGCATGAAAGGGACAGAACCAGTAGAACGACTGCCGTGAGCAGTAGGTATCCCATTACTCCTAACATCTCCCCAATATCCACCGATGCCTCCACCTGAACTTGCCAGCCAAATATTCTCATCATAATGAGAAGAAAGACCGACACGGCTATCAGGCACGTAATTAAGGTAGCAGCTAATAGGTAGCCCACGACTTGTGCCCCCGTTACTAAGTATAGGAGTGCTAAACATGAACCAACAATCGGAACTGTAGTTATAAAGTCTTTGAGCAAGCGCATAATCTGTAACTCCTTTAAAAGTTGCTGCAAACACAGAAGCCCTTGCAAATGCTTCTTGTGCGTGTGTTTCATTTTCCCAAAAATATCTATCCTTTAGACTATTTAAACTAAAATCGTTCAGTTTGGAATCTTTATCATAATCAATTTTAATTCCTAGATATTCTTTTGGACCTATTTTATCTTCAATCATTATGTTTCTCGTTTAGATCTAAAGCAATGATAGCGTAGTGTATAATTTTTAATAGTTCAGATTTCTTTTTACCATCCTTCTTTCCATAACGCATGGCATATTTCATAATATTTCCAATACAAAAACCTTCACCATGTCCCGCATCAATTATCATATCAGTTGCCTGATACTGT